TGGAGTACCGATATTTAATCGTGATAAGTTAAGAAAGATGGCTTTAAGATGCACTAAACCAGAATTCAGCGCACCAAAATTCCGCGGTCATGTAATCGACCGTGGATTGCTGCCAGATAAAGAGTATGGTGAGTTAAAAATCTGGGCTTTTCCACGCAAGGGCAACATCTATGTAATGGGAGTAGACGTATCAGACGGCGGTGTAGACGGTGATTATTCTTGTATAGAAATATTTAGACTACTACCCAAAAATGTAATTCAATTTGCAGAGCAAGTAGCAGAATGGCACGGAAGAATCAGTCCAGTTGGGTTGGCTAATATAGTAGAACGCTTAGGTCTAATGTACAATGAAGCATTAGCTAGTGTAGAAGTAGACTCATATGGAAGAGCCACTCAAGAAGAATTGAAAAGAACATACTGGAACATTTATCAACAACAGTATTTAGATAGATTTGACAGCAAGTTAACTAAAAAACTAGGATGGGAAACGACTACTACATCTAAGAAACTTCTAATTAGTATAGGCTCTCATTGTATATTTGAGGAAAATATAGTAATAAGAAGCTCTGACTTAGTCAGAGAATTCATGACATTCGTGCGAGATAGCTCTGGCGGTGCTAGTGCAGCGGGGACTGGGTATGACGATAGAGTAATGGCAGCACTGATTTGTTTATTTACTATGCACCAAAGCATGGACCCAACATTAATGGATGATGAGAAATTAGTAACTGTTGCGAGTAATATTACAATACCACCCAATTATGTAGACAAAGACTTTGCAGAGGTTTTAGCAATGGACCCACTGGATGGATTTGAACAACACTGGATGAATTATTAATGCCTAACGAACCAAAAGACTACGCAACGCTAATACGCGAACTAACTGCCGCAACACTCAAGTCAGAATATGCTAGTCGCGAGAAAAAAGTTCCAGACGACAAACCTAAAATTGCGGTCTTTGGTAGTGCTCCTGGTGCAATAACACAGCGAGTAAAAGAAACTAAAGCGCTACTTACTCAACTAGGTAAACACTTAAGAAAAGCAAACACTCCACTAGCACGTGATGCTTACTTAAAAGCATATTATAACAAACTTAAAAATCTCTAACGAAAGGATTTCAATATGAAACAACCTCAGAAAACAGCAATAGAAGTAACAAAAGAAGTAACAATACAAAACCTAGACAACTCAGCAACATTGTTACTAGCACAACTACCAGATCATTGTGGAGAGTTAGTAGAAAACTTAAGCAAAGAATACCAAATACCACTATGGCAAATGTTTTGTGGTATTCTCCTTGCTATGCACTTAGAAGGTAGACTTAGTGCTTTCCAACTAGATCCTGCATGGAGAGAGAACTTAAGACAAGATAAACTTATTTGTGATAGATGTAAGCAAACTTTCAAACCAGATCATTTAGCACAGAAATACTGTAGCGAAAAATGCGGAGTTGCTGCTAATGAAGAAGAAAACAAAACTAAAATTTCAGATAAAAGTGTTAGTGATTTAAAACTAAAACTCGATGCAATAGCACGAATAGACGAACCAGTGAGGTTGATGACAGATGACTCTACAGATAATACTAAGTCTAATCAATCAGATACTTTTAGCTTGCCTACTTTTATCGACGATAATCGGGATAGTGGTAAGTCTGAGATGGATCAAATACCAGTATAGTGGTAGTGGTATAGACAAACTCAAACGTGATTCTAGTCTACCGCTTCACGAAATTATAGCTAGTGGTGGTGCGATAGGTGTAGAAACCGGACAAGAAAAAATGAACGAACTAGGCGAACCCGGAGTTTATTCACAAGACGAAATAGAATGGGCACAGGAATTAGGTGCGACTAGTGACGATGAAATTGCACAGTTTATACGAGTACATAAATCACTTGGGGATAGTGTGTCATGACTGTACTTCAGATAGTTAAAGACTTAATAGGAAAACAGGATATCAACTGGGGTGATTCTTCTAGTACGTTTTCTAGAGAAACTTTCACCGGCGGCTCGACTAATATTAACTATATCGACGCGGAGGTTATTCCTAGTACTGGTCTAAGTGGTTATATAGGTGATCATTTACATGTACAAAACACTGATAGTTTAACAAGTACTACTACATTTGGCATTAATTCGAGTGGTAATAGTCTAGTGCTGTCTTCTACTGGTTTAAGTGCGTCTAGAACTTTTACTTTTCCAGATACTAGTAACCAAGCACTTATAGGAGCTACAGATTTAGCTAGTATAGCAACCGGTTTAGGTGGTGCATTAGTAGGTATAGAAGACGCTGGTGGGTATTTTACAGGTGCAGACACAGAAGCGGTTTTACAAGAAGTTGGTAGTGATGTAAGTACATTACAAACAGAGGCTCATAGTAGAGGCATGAAGAATGGGTTTAGACTTGAATATGCTAGTGTTAACACCATTTATATATGGGGTGGAATGTGGGCATTAACAGGAACGACTAATCGGCACGTTTACACAAACAGTAAAATCACGTTTGCTTTCGACGCGTCCAATGCAGCTGGTGTTGATCCAGATACGACAATAAGTGATGTTATTTATGTTTATATAGATGATAGTGCTGTTGTTGCAAGTGGGAGTAGTCTATTAACTGCTGCTCAGTTTGTAGGCTTAATCACAGAGCCTAGTTGGTCTGAAAGTAAGTGTGGTTGGTATAGTGGTAATGATAGATGCATTGGAGCAGTTTTGACTAATTCTGGTGGTGGGATTTTGAGCTTTGCAGTTTTTGGTAATAACTTCTACCGTTACGCTAATCCTGTAGTAGAATACGCCACTGCTGCAGGTGCAGCGACTTATACGGCACTTGCTATCGGAAGTTCAGTTCCGAAATTCTGTACCAGAGCAAGACTCAGAGTAATGACTAATGTAGCTGGAGCAAGTATCAACTTCGACACTTCTGGCACAGCAACTACACCTGAATGTTATGCACTCTCACATGCACAAATTGCAGAAGTAATGGATGCACCAACTAATAGTTCTCAAAGCACGTATTGGTACGGTAATGCATCTACTAAATATGATATAGACGTAAGTGGTTATTACATAGATGAGTTATAACTATGTCAGAAGAAAACAAACCAATAAATCGTAAACCAACAAGCGAAGAAGCACTAACAGATCAACAAATCGAGCAGTTTGAGAAATTAGTAATCTTAAAACAAACTGCACAAACTATACGTGAAGTTGCTTATAGAACTAAGTTACACAATATTTACTTAGAAGCAGCTGCACAAAAAGACATGATCTCTAGAGATTGGTTAGATTTTACTGCACTTTATCGTGGCAAACAATGGCCATCGAGACGTCCGAAGTATAGAGTTTCTGCTGTAATGAATTTTCTAGTAGAAAATATAGAACGCAAAACAGCACTATTAACTGATGCTAAACCAATACCTAATATTAAACCGTATAGAGATAGCTTACAAGACACAGCAGATTTGTTGAATGAATTAATACGTGTTATCTTTCAAGGAAGTGACTTTGGTCAGGCAACAAGTGAGTTGGTAGAAAACGCTCAGGTTTTTGGTAGTGCATTCATGGGTACAATGTATGATCGAACGTTGCGTGGTGGTAAGGGTGATATAAGAGTTTCGTCGTTTGATCCTAGAGCCGTTTATTTTGATCCTTTAGTATTAAAGTCTTACTTATTAGGTGAAGGTGAGTTCGTTATACTAGAAGACATTTGGCCTATTGAAAAGGCCCGAGACTTATTTCCTAAACGTGCTGATATGTTCAGACCCGATGTTGGGTTGTCGAGATTCGAACCTAATCAAGGACCGGGATTGTTTAGGGCACTGATAAGTCGTATAGTCAAACAACGCGAAGATAACTTAGTAATGTCAGAAGTACCTAGAGTGCATGTACGTGAATTCTGGATTAAAGACAGGTCACGCACAGAGAGTGGTGGACTTGAATGGAAGAACGGACTCAGAAAATCTGTGCTAATAGGTGACGTAATTGGTGCTGATTATGAAAGTCCGTACGATGATGGTATGTTTCCAGTGGATATGTTAGGATGGCATACAGACTTTCACTCAGCCTGGGGTTGGGGTGATATAGAATTACTTAGAAGTCCACAAGAGCTGTTGAATAAAATGACAGCAATCATTACAGAAAATATGATGCTTTCGTCTAATGCAATTTGGATAGGTGATCATAATGCGTTAAGTAAAGAAGACTGGAGAAAGTTAAGTAACGCACCAGGGTCGTATGTGAAGAAAAAGCCGGGAACTGAACTGAGACGCGAACCCGGAGTGCATTTTCCACCGTATATTTTAAAGTTTCTAGAATGGACAACGAGCACAAAAGACGTCTTATCTGGCATGGTAGACGTCATGCGTGGAGTACGTACTGGTCAAGTGAGCAGTGGTGTAGCAGTTGAGTCACTTCAATTAATGGCACAAGCGTTGATTAGACTTAGGTCTAGAAGTCTTGAAGCATTACAAGCACGCGTTGGACGGAAGTTAATTAGTAGAATTTTTCAATTCTATGCGCCGGAGGCAATACTTGAGTTGCTTAAAATGCACGCTACAGATGATGCTGAACCTAGGACGTATAATAGTGAATTGTTGAAGCCTATTAATCAACGTGGTAAGCAATGGCTTAACGACTTTATGTTCACAATCGAACCCGGGTCTAGTCTAGGTATGGCTAAGACACAGAGACGGATAGAAAGTATGCGTTTGAGAGAACTTCAAGTTATTGACGATGAAGCAGTTTTAGAGGATTTAGAATACCCACACAGGGATAAAGTAAATAAACGTGTTAGAGAAAAACGTCAAGACGCAGCAGATCAAGAAGTTGCAGGACAG